ACTCACCTTGTATCATCCTTAGAAAGGTGGATACAAGACTTTGGAATATGGAATTAAATGAAGTACTCCAACAAATAAGGAATGGATTTCCAATACCCAAAACTATAGAGGTTTTGGTTTCTGAGGAAGAAGTAGTGCAAGATATTGAAGAGCTTAAAGAATGGGTTGAGGTAGGAGAAGATGTATTATTTCCATTGCCTGCAAATGAGGAGCAGATGGAAATAACTAAACGACTTGCAGAAAACTATGGCATCGTTGTACAGGGACCACCAGGCACTGGGAAAAGCCACTCTATAGCTAATTTAGTATGTCATCTTTTGGCCCATGGTAAAAGGGTGCTCGTGACTAGCCAAACAGACAGAGCACTCAGAGTTTTGTCTAACAAAATACCAGAAGAGGTTAGGGCATTATGTATCAGTATATTAGGAAATGACACAAAAGCATTAGAAGAATTGGACGAGTCTGTAAGAAAAATAACAGAAAATTTATCCATGGACACTAAAGAATTACGTAAAGAAATAAAACTTTTAAAATATAAACAAAGTAATTGCCTGGAGATGCAGAAATGTTTATATAAAGAGTTGAAATGTATTGAAATTAGAGAAAATGAGAAGATAGAATATGAAGGAAAAGAATATACCTTAATGTTTATGGCTAAGTGGGTTAAAGATAATGAAAATAATTATGATTGGCTAGTAGATAAGATTAATTTTAATAAGGAAAATCCTCTATCTAATGAAGAATTTATAAAGCTAGTTACATTATCAAAAATAATTACAAAAGAGCAAATTGAGGAAATAGATAACATAGATAAATACATTGCGGTATTGCCTGATAAAGATGATTTATGTAATAAAATATCAGAACTATTAAAATTAGAGCAGCAGCAATATGCTTATGAAAATAATATAAAAGACTTAAATAATGTTGATTCTATAGATTATGGAAATAGAAGATTACTAAAACTTGTAGATAATGCTATAGAAAGTCTAGAAGGCTTTGAAAACAACTGGCTAGGCAATGTTTTGACTCATTATTATTCTAGTAATGAGGCTAAAGGTATGTGGCAGCAATTAGTAAATAAAAGTAATGAATATATAAAAAATATAAGTAAATTTAAGCAAGAATTAAATAATCATAATTTAGAATTGCCAAGTGGAATTGATATAAACAAATTTAAAGTTGACTTTGATATTGTAGCAAAAACAATTAGTGAAAAAGGTAAATTAGGAATCCTATTTAAGGTTCTCCATGGAAATCTTAAATACATATATGATGACTTAAAAGTAGATTATGAGTTAATCAATAACCATAAGCAAGTAATGGTTATTGATTTATATATAAAGCAACAGTTATTAGAAAGAGAACTTAAAAATATTTGGAATAATACAGTTAAAGAATATGGTGGGAATATTATAGAAGATTCAGATTTAAATTATGTAAGCGACGTGGCAAGTGGCACTTCAAGCATTGAGATAATTATAAATTGGGACAGAGACTTCAGAAATAATATAATTAATTTTTTCCTAGATAAAAATTTTACAAGTAATTTTTTGTGGCACGAAAAACAATCATATATTTATCTTAAGAATGGATTAGAGAGTTTAAAGCTTATTAATAAATATAATAAATTAAGAAATGAAATGGAAGGGATCAAAAACACCTTCAAAGGCGAGGGGTGTATACTAAAACTACGTTATGCTATAAATGAAAGAAACATTAAGGGTGTACAAGCTATATATTTGGAAATAGAAAGTTTAACTAAAATAGCTTACAAGGTGTTAGAATTAACAGAGTTAAGCAAGAAATTAGAAGCAAGTTGCCCCATTTTACTTGAAAACATTATTAATAAAAAAGGAAAAATCAAAAAGAATTTAGAAAATCTGGATTGGGAAAATTCATGGAAGTGGAAAAAATGGAATGATCTTTTATTAAAATTTGAAGAGGTCGATGTAGAAGCAATAGAAAAAAACATAACACATGAGAAAAATAAAGAAAAAATAATTATAAGAGAACTTGTTTCTAAAAAAAGCTGGTTTAATCAAATTGAGCGAACTACTGAGGTCCAGAAAAGAAGTTTATTTACTTGGATGGAAGCCATAAAGAGGATAGGGAAAGGCACAGGAACTCAGGCAGCAAAGTATAGAAAAATTGCTCAAAAAGAGATGGACAATTGCAAGGATGTAATTCCAGTATGGATTATGCCGATAAACAGAGTTATGGAAAATTTAAAGCTAACAGATAATTTATTCGATGTGGTAATTGTTGATGAGAGCAGTCAAAGTGACATATCAGCTATAACTGTTTTAATGAGGGCTAAGAAGGCAATTATTGTAGGGGATGAAAAGCAAATAAGTCCTGAAGCCATTGGAAAAGATAATAATATTGTAGAAACCTTAATAGATACGTATTTACAGGACATTCCACATGCGTTATGGTTTGATTTAAAAACTAGTTTATACAATACAGCATTAAGAGTATTTCCAGCAAGAATATTATTAAAGGAACATTTTAGATGCGCTCCTGAGATAATTGGATTTAGTAATGAATTGTGTTATTCTAATGAAATAATACCTTTAAGAAGAATAGATAGTAAAGAAAGGGTTGGGCCATCTATAGTAACTTTTAGGGTCATCGACGGATTTAAGGATGAAACTAAGTCTCTAAATATAAAAGAGGCAGAAAGCATTGTAGAGAAGATATTAGGGTGTTGTAGTGACGAGAGGTATAATGGGATGACTATGGGAGTTATATCACTACTAGGGGACATTCAAGCTGAATTAATACTAAGCATGTTGATAGATAAACTTGGCATGGCGGAAATACTTAAAAGAAGGCTTATATGTGGGGATGCATACTCCTTTCAAGGAGATGAGAGGGATATAATGTTCCTATCTATGGTTATTGCAAGTAATACTAAATTTTCGACTTTAACTAAAGGGTCAGATATAAGAAGATTTAACGTGGCTGCCAGCCGTGCTAAGAATCAAATGTGGTTATTTCATTCAGTTGATTTAGAGGATCTTAGCAATAAATGTGTTAGATACTCTCTCTTAAAATATTGTCTTGAGCAGAATGAACCTAAGGAAGAAATTGCATCTTCTGAATATTTATTATTAAATGATTTTGAGGAGCACGTAGAAAAGTGTTTAAAAGATTGCGGCTACAAGGTTACGCCAAAGGTTAAAGTAGGAAAATACACCATAGATTTCGTTGTAGAATCGAATTCCTCATTATCAGGTAGTTGTATGAATTATAAAAAAATAGCAATTAAATGTATTGGCACCTCAGAAGGCGAGATTTATAATTGGCAAAAGAAGTATGAGATGCAGATGTGCCTTGAAAGAGTTGGTTGGGAGTTTTATAAAATTCGTGCAAGTGAATTTTATAGAAACCCTAATATAATTATGGAGAGATTAACACAAAAATTAAATAAATTTTAGATATAAATAGAATATATCTTAATGTATAAAAAAAAAATTTTATGAAGGTTATTGTTATGATAATTATTAAATAACTATCATAATAATATAACAGCAATGTAATTTTTCTAAATAAGAAGGTGAGAGGAATGACTAGCGAAGTGGAATGCACAATATGGATGATATGGAGAAATGACCAAGATGAATCTTTTAAAGTAGGTGAATTAAGTAGACGATCTGGAAAATACTATTTTAATTATGATATTGATGGTGTCAAACGGGCGCAGGAATATGGATTCTCTCCATTGCCATATTTCCCTAAATTAGATGCAGAATATTTTAGAGAGGAACTGTTTCGAACATTTTCAAAGCGTTTACCAGGACGTGGGAAAAAGGGTATGACCTCTGTATTAAAGGAATATAAACTTAGGAAATATGATGACTTAGAATTATTGAAAAGAAGCGGAGGTAAAATGTCAACAGACAGCATAGAATTTGTTGCGTCCATTGAGGAAGAATATATTGTTGTGGAAGAAGAATGAAAACTTCTAAATAAAAAGTGCGTAATATGAAAAATATTTTTTTCATATTACACACTTTTTAATTTACTATAAAAGCAATATTATAAATTATGCTCACAACATAGACTTATGTTTCATAAAATGAAATGAGTAATAATTTGGGGTGGTATTTTGTTATATGTACTAATTTTAGCAGGTGGAAAAGGAACAAGACTTTACCCTCTATCTCGGGCACAAAACCCAAAGCAGTTTTTGAATATTATTAATAATAAGAGCTTTTTAAGAAGCACTGTGGATAGAATAAAATGTTTAGTTAGCAATGAAAATATTTATGTAGTTACTAATGAAGAGTATTTTGAAAAAATTTGTGATGAACTTCCAGAAATCAATAAAGCTAATATATATGTAGAGCCTAGTAATAAAGAGACCGCCTTATTAACTTTATAGGTCATTTTTAGCGTAAAAATAGCCCCCTATGCGTACATAGGGGGCCTTGTAACATGAGTAATGTTTTACTCTGCTGCTGAAGCTGCTGCTACAACATCAACTGTTCCTGTTACTTTGCTTGTAGCATCTAGTGGAGTAGCCATAAATGCATCCTTAAGTGCTTGAGTAGCGAAATGCACATTTCCTGTAATTGTGGCATCGATTAAACCAAAGTTTACAGCTGAAACATTAACATCACCTATAAAAGTTCCGTGTTGAATACTAGTACTTGGGCTATTAACTGATAATGATGGAGCTTTTAAAGTAAATCTATTAGTTACAGTATTTACACCATCCTGTTTAGCTTGAGTGTAAAGAGCTATTTTACGTGAAACAACAGGTGGAGTTTTTGTATTTGAAAAGTTTCCGTCTACAACTAAAGCCTTTGTTGTAGTTATATTATTCAATATAGCAGTAATCCAATTACCACTTGCACTTAATGCTGTTACTAACGCAGTATCAGTTTTTACTATTGAAGCTGTTGTTACAGCATCTACTACTTCTACAGCCTGTGTTCCAGTTACAGAACTTGTAGCTCCAGATAATCCTGTTGCAGTTGTATCTATTTTGAATGTATCTTTAGATCCTTGAGTACCAAAAATTACTTTTCCGTCAATTTTAGTGCCCTTAAGTATAGTGAAGTTTGTTGCATTAACGTGAACATCTCCTGTAACATGAACATCTGATAACTTGAAGTTAGTTGTATTAACAACAAGGTCACCTTTGATAGTTCCGTTACTAATGCTACAATCTGGGCTATTAACTGTTAATTTTGGTGTTGTTATAGTAAATCTAGCAGTCTCAACATTAACACCAGCTGCATTTAGTTGTCTAGTGTAAAGAACTATTTTACGTTGTGAAACTGGAGGAGTTGCTTTATTTAAGAAAGGTCCATCTATAACAAGCTCAGTTGGACTAACTATATCTTTGTTAAGACCAACAATCCAATTACCGCCTGTAGCTTGAGTGCCTATTTCTGTTGCAAAATCAGCAGCATTATCTACTATTGAAGCAGCCGCTACAACATCAGGTGCTGTTCCTACTATTTGTTGTCCTGTTATAGAACTTGTAGCATCCATTGTAAATGAATCTTTGATAGCTTGAGTAGCAAAATATACATCTCCTTCAATTCTAGCATCTACTAAGCTGAAGCCTGTAGCTGCTACATTAAGGGTACCCTTAAAGATTCCTTTTGAAATGTTAGATTTTATACTCTTAATAGTTAATTTTGGAGCTGTTAGAGTAAATCTAGCAGTTGTATAGTTATCACCATCATGGAAGTAAAGAGCTATCTTACGTCCTGCTGCAGCTGGTACAGGTGGAACAGATGTGTCAACCTTTCTAACGTCACCATCTAAGACAAGTTCATGATTAACTACCATATCTCTTTGTGCAGCAATGATCCATGTACCTGTTGGGCTTATTGCTTTTTCGAAAGCAACTGGATCATTTACTCTTGAAGCAGATGTTACTGAATCTACTGCTGTTGTTGCTTTATATCCTTGAGTTCCTGTTACAGTACTTCCAGCTTCCATTGTGAATGTTTTTTGTGCTTCTATATTATCAAAATATACATTTCCTTGTATTTTAGCATTTTTTGATAAAGCAAATTCAGTTGAATGAACATAAACATTTCCTACAATAACATTATCTATTAATTTGAAGTTACGAGAGTTAACGTAAACATCACCCTTAAAAGTTCCATGTTCTACACTAGCATTAGGACTCTTAATTGTTAATGATGGAGCTGTTAATGTATATCTAGCAGTTACTACATGAGCAGCGTCTTGAGCATAAAGAGCTAATTTACGTTGAACAAGAGGAACAGCTGTTACAGCATCTGCTTTGCCATTTAAAAATTTGGCATCTAAAACAAGATCTTTAGTAGATGTTATATTATTCAAAATAGCAACAATCCATGTGCCGCCTGTTGCTGGAGCACTTATTGCTGTTTCTAGTTTAGCTGCGGTATTTACTATTGAAGCAGTTGTTACAACATCAGTTGGTGGTGCATCTACAATTTGTGAACCTGATACTGAACTTGTAGCATCCATTTTGAATGTATCTTTAATTGCTTGAGTTGTGAAATGTATATTTCCGACAACTTTAGCGCCTTTCAATTGGAAGTTTGGTACTGTTACGTAAATATCACCCTTGAAAGTTCCGTTTGAGATATTAGCATTTGCACTCTTAATAGTTAATTTTGGAGCTGTTAAAGTGTATCTAGCAGAAACAACACCATTAGTTTGAGCATAAAGAGCTATTTCACGTTTTACAACTCCAGCTTCATTTAAATCGCCATCTAAAACAAGAGCATCAGTAGTAGTTAAATCTTTTACAGTAGCTGCTATCCATTTACCTGATGGGCTAATTGCTGTTTTAAAAGCAGCTATATTATCTACTATTGAAGCTGTTGTTGTAACATCAGTTGGTGGTGTTGTTACTGGTGGAGTAACTACTGGTGGTTTAACTACTGCATTTAATTTTGCATAAGTAGTTGCGCCAACTATTCCATTAGCCACAAGATTATGAAGAGCTTGATAGTTCTTAACTGCAGCAACAGTTAGATTGCCAAAGATACCATCTGGAACAAGTTTGTAACCTTTTGTATTAAGTTTAGTTTGTAGAGCTTTAACAGCAGTACCCCTAGAACCTAATTTAAGTACAGGTGCTACTGCAACTGTTGCTTTTACTGGAAATAATTTTGCAAGAGTAGCCGGTCCAGCTATTCCATCAACTGCAAGAGCATGAAGACCTTGATAGTTTGCAACTGCAATTTTAGTTAAATTTCCAAACGTACCATCAACAACAAGTTTGTACCCTACTGTATTAAGTTTAGTTTGTAGAGATTTAACTTTAACACCGGTAGAACCTAATGCAAATGAAGTTACTTTTGCAACTACAGGTGGAGTTAATTTTAAGAAAGTAGCTGGTCCAGCTATTCCGTCAACTGCAAGACCATGAAGAGCTTGATAGTTTCTAACTGCTTCTACAGTTAAACTTCCAAATATACCATCAGTATGAAGCTTATACCCTACGGTATTAAGTTTAGTTTGTAAAAGTGTAACAGCACTACCTCTAGATCCAGATTGGAGTGTACCGCTTAGAGTTGTTGCTGTTGATGAACTTGATGATCCTGAACTATATGATCCTGATGAACTTGATGAACTTGATGAACTTGATGATCCTGATGAACTTGGAGTAGGTGTTGGAGTAGGTGCTGGTGCTGGTGTTGCAACTGTAGCTGCTGAAACAGTATCTACACCTAATGATCCTAAAGTCGAGCTAGTTACTGAAGTGGAAAGTGCAAATATCGCTACTAATGCACAAGTAAATGGCTTTAATATTTTATTCAAGTTAATCCCCCCTATGTTTATGTTAGATAGATAACATTTTCACAAAATAAAACGTTTACTGACTAAAGTAATAATATAACAAATTTGTTTGTTAATTATCAAACTAGCATATTAAGTTATTATTTGTAAAATGTTTATATTGAAATTATAGCAATAAAGTATATAAAAGTAAATATTCGATTAAGCATAGAAGCAATATTGTTCATATTGTTTATGATTAAATTAACAATACTGTGAAATAAATGTCGAATTGAGAGATAATCAAAAAGGAATCATTAAAATACTAGCAAAAGCATTATAACCTTTAATAAACATGACTATTATTTTTATAGCATATATTAGAGTGAAGTACTTAGTGGAGGGTTTGTGGTGACAAAAATTACTTTAAAAATAAATAAGCATTACGGGAATAACAATTTAAAAACTATAATGGAGAGGTTAGTATTAATGAAGATTTCAAACTCCAAACCTAGCGAAGAGAAGGATAATAAAATATATTACAAAATAGACATTAATTCAACAGTAATTAATAATGAGGAAAGTAAGGTATGAATTGTTTAAGAAAAACATGGAATGTAGCATTGTATGCAAGAGTTTCAACAGATAAGAAGGAGCAGCAAGAGTCAATGCCTGCACAGGTACAAAGTTTAAAAAAATGGTTACTTGAAAAAAGTGAAGCAGATAAAGAGTCTATATATAATCTTATAGAGGTATATGAAGATGCGGGATTTTCTGGCTCTAATTTTGAAAGAAAAAGTTTTATCAAAATGAAGGAAGATATTGATAAAGGCATAATAAACATGATTGTTACTCGTGATCTTTCAAGATTCTCCAGAAATTATATAACAGCAGGATATTATTTAGAAGAGTATTTTAAAGTAAATGGAGTTCGTTTTATATCAGTCTTTGATAATGTAGACACATTAGAGGAAATAAATGATATCATACCTTTTAAGAACATACTAAATGAAATGTACATTAAAGACTGTTCAAGAAGATCCAGGGATGGATTAAAGCAAAGAATGATAAGAGGGTCATCAATTGCAAGTAAACCACCTTATGGATATAGATTTGAAGAAGAGTATGAGGGTAATGTAAAAACAATAAGGTTAGTAGCTACAGATGATGAAACAACTGAGATTGTGAAAGAAATATTTAAGTTGTACATTAAAGGATACGGGTTTGGAAAAATAGCAACACATTTAAATTTAAAAGGAATAGAACCACCTTCAGCAAAATTAAATAATTTCGCTTTTTCTAAATTTGGGTTATGGACTAATAATACAATTAAATCAATTTTAAATAATCCCAAATATGGTGGCGTTATGGTTCAAGGAAGATGGAAAAAAGTTAGCTATAAAATAAAAAAAGTAAAAAAAACTTTAAAAGATGAATGGATATATGGAGGAGAATTTAAAGGTATAGTATCAAAAAAAACATTTGATGAAGTGCAAAACCTTATAATTAAGAGGGCTAAAAGTTACAGATACAAAGATCAAAATATATATATTTTCTCATCAGTATTAAAATGTAGCGAATGTGGAGGAAGTATGTCATTTAGAAAAAGTTACAAAGGATATAAATGTACTAACAGTCAAATGGGTGGAGGAAGGTGCACATCACACTCGCTTAAGGAGGAAGAATTGAAGAAAATTATAATTACGGATTTATCGAATTGCGCTATAACAAAATTTAACACCTTAGATATTTATAATAAAATAGATAAGTCTGTTAATAAAAAAGGAAACAAAGATAATAAATTAATAAACATAGAAAGAGAATTAAGAAAGCTGGATAGACAATTTGAAGGGTTATATTTAGATAAGTTCAATAAAAAAGTAAGTGAAAGAAATTTTGAAGTCATTTCTAGCACTATTGAAACAAAACAACAGGAGTTAATTAGCCGAAAAAATGAAATCCCTTCATATAACGAGATGGATGAGAATTATAATGATAAGGATAAATTCTATAAAAGTGAAATTGATAAAATTTTGAGCTTTCAAAACTTAGATAGAAATATGGTAGAAAATTTGATAGAAAAAATCATTATTTCAGAAGATAAAGAAAGTAAAGAAAAGAGTATTGATATATTTTATAAATTCCATATTTAAGTTCCAAAGGCGATTATTTAATGAGGTAGCATTTGTTTAAGAACCAATGAGGTTAATAAAGGGACTGCTACATGTATTGGTCTATCTGCTGCCAAACTATTAAAGCAAGACAAGGAAGCAACTATGATAGTATTACCTTCTGATCATTATATAGAGAATGAAAAGGAGTTTAAAGAAACTGTGCTGCAAGGGGTTGAAATTGCAAATAAGAAAAGAGGGCTAGTAACCATTGGGGTACAGCCCACAAGACCAGAAACCGGTTATGGTTATATAGAAATGGGGGATAGGGTGTACGGCGATATGCCAACATTCAGGGTAGAACGATTTTTAGAAAAACCTAACACTGAAGTAGCCAAAGATTTGCTTTTAAAAGGAAACTTCCTTTGGAATAGTGGAATGTTTGTATGGAGAGCAGATGTTCTCTTCACAAAACTGTGACGCAGAAGTGCCAATATTGGGAGTAGATTTAGACGGTGTCATAAGTCATCTACTCCCCAAAATTTTATTGTCACTTTTCCACTATCTCCATCTACAAATACCCTCTCTAGAATGGATGAAAGCAGCAATCTTTTCTCTTTTACTGTAGCAATATCGGTAGCCATAGAAAAATTCCTAATTAGCTTCATAAAAGCATCACAGCTGTGAATAGTGGTTGATTGCGATTCTGTCTCTTCCTTAAGATTTAGTAGCCTTTTATCAAAGACTTTGTTATTCTCTTTGAGAGAACTAATACGCTCAAAAAGCAACTCTACCATTTCCTTTTCTGTTGTCATAGAGACATTGTGTAATAGGTTTTCTAGCATAGCGTTATTTTGTTTAATACCGTGCAATATATTTTTAAACTCTGTATTTTCTGTAGAATTTTCAAGTTCTGCTTTATATTTTTGCAATTCATTTATTAGGGTACCTTTATCAACAGACATATCTCTTAGTTTATTAATAATCATAGTATCAAGGTCAATACCGTTAACATTTCTGTTATTACAACGGGTTTTACCTGAATCATTTTTAAGGCTGCAAACATAGTAGAATTTTTTAATATTACTATCTGCATACTGTTTGCCATACGCCACACGCATATAACTTCCACACTTAGAACATCGTATTAAGCCACTTAAAAGCGCAACTGAACTGCTTCCCAGTGCAGGGGCTTTATCTTTATTTATGCTTATTTGTTTTTGGACCCTAAGCCAATTATTAGAATCTATTATCCCTTCATGTGAAGATATGGCATATATCCATTCTTTTGGGTCTTTGTTTTTTCCAGATTTGCCACTACGCTTACTATATATAAGAATTCCATGTACATTATCCACTTTGCCAAATACATTAATATCTTGTGCTTTATAATAGTTTAATACATTCTCATCAACTCTTACATATACAGGATTTGTTAAAATACTTCTTAAACCGTTTCTAGACCAATCTTTACCGTTTTTTGTTTTTATATAATTTGAAAGCATGTATTTTTGAACTTTGCTTAGGCTTTTCAATTCTAAATACTTAGTAAATGCAAGATTTACTAATTCAATTTCATCTTCTATGGGTTTTAAAACACAGTACGTTTTTTCTTTACCATTGGTATCTAAGTAAGTTAACCTCTCACTTTCAAAACCAGTTGCTACCTCACCGCCTAACCAATTACCATTTTCGGCTAAAGCGTACATGTTATCTCTAATTCTTATGGAGATAGTCTCACGTTCTAATTGTCCGAATACAGAACAAATGTACATCATAGCTCTTCCCATAGCGGTTGAAGTATCAAATTGTTCATTAACAGATACAAAAGAGATATTGAGCTTTTCAAGTTCTTTTGCAAGGTTACTAAAATCGGCAACGCTTCTTGAAATTCTATCAAGCTTATAACAAATGAGAACATTAAATTTCTTTTGCTTAGCATCTTCGTACATTTTTGAGAAACCAGGTCTATCCATATTTTTGCCTGAGAAGCCCTCATCCTGATATATTTGAAATTCCGTTATATTTAAGGTTTCTAGGTAGCGCTTACATAAATTAGTTTGATTTGTAATAGAATCACCAGTATCGGTGAACTTACTTTTTCGAGCATATATAGCTGCAACTGTCAAAACACTACCCCTCCTGTATTTATTTTCTGGACACAATAATTTTAAATTATTATGCCTTCTTTTTACGTTAGCTCTTCTTTAACTGTTTTGATTAAATCATTTGTAAACTCAGAATTTTGTGGAAATTTATCTTTCAGAAATTCAAAGAGCGCTTTTGTATATTGCTTTTTAAGAAGTGTAATATCCTTAGGCATTTTTAACTCTAATGTAAGTTCTATTTTACTATATTGATTAGGCATTTAATCTCTCCAAGATAAATATTGCTATGTTAAAGTATATTCATCTTGAGGGTAAAAAATTAGTACAAGTTATTTTAATATTATTTCTATATTTTTAGCGTCTTCTGAAAGCACTATTTTATCTATTAGGTCGTATAACAAAAGACATAGACTTCTTCTATATAATTCTTTATCTATAATGTTATTTTCTATAGTAGCTAGTAGGTTTTTCTTTTGTAGAATAAATTCTTTTATGGTATCTTTACTCAAGATAGTTGCAGTAACTTTACTATTTAGTTCTTGTTTCTTATCTTCTATTATATTTCCATTAATAACAAGATAGGAGTGTAATTCTTTTAAAGAGTCTATAAAATCTGAGTTAGTATTATTTAAATCTTCGCCGCTACGATTTAATTCGTCTTCCAGCATATTTATTTCAGATTTACAATCTACTAAATAATTATTATTTTTATTGATTTGTAATTGAAGTTCGGCAATAGCCTTTTGATATATACTTTTTTTAGAGTTGAAATTCAAGTTATACTTTTCATAAAATGAATTGAATTTAGCATCATTACTAAGAATGTAAGTTAGATGTTCTCCAAGCTTTTCGATAACAATAGTCTCTATTGATTCGGAATTTATACAGGTTTCCCATTTGTTTTTTTCCTTTATGCAGTAATAAACTCTCTTTTTGTTGACACCATTATTTTTAGCCATCATTACTTTTCCACATATTCCACATACAAGGTATCCATTTAAAAGAAATGGCGAGGAGAAGAGTTTAGGATGCTTTTTTTGTATAGCTTTAATATTTTTAACCTGCTCCCATAACTCATCTTTAATAATTATATTTTCCTTGTATATATCTGAAGTAATAAATTGGGTTTCCTTGCGTTTAGTAGGACATCGAACTCCACCTTTTTTATTCCACTCCATTATACCAGTGTAATCTTTGTTTTTTACTATAGATATGATGGAGTTCTTAGTCCACTTTCTATCTTTATTATTTGGGTAGTTGCTTTTAATATATTCAGCTATTTTAGTGGGAGAAAGCCCTTTTAGATATAAATCAAATATTTTTATTACAACTCTAGCTTCAGGATAGCAGATTTTAAGAACACTTTTTCTGCTGCCAGGTTGTATATGGCTTAACTTATATCCGTATGGAGGTGGACCACCAGCCCAAAAACCTTTTCTTATATTGTATTCATTACCTAGTCTGGTTCTTGAACCTATTATATTAGATTCAAGAGCAGATAGATTATTTAACAAATTTTCAAAGAATGTGTTCATCTTTTTGCTTTCTGTATCGACATTTTCACCAGGTTTACAGTAAATCACATTTATACTTAGTTTATTAAAGATGAATTTCAAAAGTAGAGATTCTTGAACGTTTCTGGTAAGTCTATCATGATTAAATACCATAACTGTATTAAATTTATTTAGTTTTGCATCATTAATTAATTCATTTAATCCTCTTCTTGTAAATGGTTTATCATCATCTATACTTGAGCCTTTCGGCATTCTTGAGGCTGAATATTTGTCCTCATAGATATACTTTTTAGTATCAATGATTTTATGGTCTTCAATATACCTATCAATTGTCTTCATTTGAGTTTCTTTTGAGGTGTTTTTATCTTGTTTGTCAGTGGATACTCGTAGATATATCGCTATGTTTTTTATCTTTTGATTTTTTACCTTTTGATTTTTTATCTTTTGGTTTTTTATATTCGAATTCGTAGTTAATTTTGAACCTACATTTAATGTTGTTTTTTCGCTCAAAAGTACTCACCTTTATTTCCTTAATTAATTTATTGAAAATCGGGTTAAAAATATCCTGATTAGATTCAATATAAGCAATAATTGATGTTTTTATTTTCAAAATATCAGAATCGGATTTTTCATTTTTAAAACTTGAATTATTGTAACATTCAATAACTTGTTGGAGTCTATTAATGTAGCTAAGCTCGTTTGCATAGGTCGCAATTTTTTGAAGCAAAGTATTTATTTCTTTCTGATTTTCTTGGACATCTCTAATACATCTTTTATTCTTTTCCTCTAAGTAGTTTTGTAGTTGACATATTTTTATATTTCTAAGCTTTTGAAGGGCGAGTCTAAGGGCGTCAAGTTTTCCTTCGATAGTGGTACGAAAATTATTAAATCCGTTTTTGCTATTTCCAAATGCATCATCAATAATAATGTCTAGTAAAGCTTCAATTACACTGTTTTTAGCATAGGATTTACAATTACATTGAAGTAAACCATTAGTAAAACGAAGAATGGTTTTGCAGTTACTATTGCCGCATTTTAATTTGCCTTTGAATAAATAATTGGGTTCCTTTTCTTTTAAAACATCAGGCATACGTATATAGCTATAAACTTTTGCAAAGGTATCTTCATCAACAATGGAATCAACATTATTAAGTTTTATGAAAGCAGCTTTGTTTAACCTTGGAATTTTATCTTCAATGATAATGCTTTCTTCCTTTTCTTTTTTTCCTTCTTCTTCTTCTCCTTCTTCTTCATTTTCCTTAGTATTCTTTAGCATATAACCACCATATGTTGAATTTCTTAGTAAAGAGTTTATATTGCCTGGTTTGATTATGTGGGCTTTAATTCTTATAAGGTCTTTTTTAATTTCTAACAGATTAGTTTTTTTAAAGTGATTATTCAAAATTTCATTAAAATTTTTAAAAATATCCTCTTTTTCGTGAGAATTAATTAGTCTTTCTTGAGTATCATGTGCATACGGTATGAGCACTTCAGAAAGAGAGTCAACAGTTGATGTTGGCAGATTGTCTATATAGTCTTGTAGGCTTCTTTTAATATCTTCTATCGTAAATTTTTTTTTACCAAGCACATCTTTCGCTTCACAGAAGATGCGTTGTACAAAAATTGCGGCTAAAGGGTCAACTTCGTAATAGGATTTGCCTTTAGATGTTAGTTTATCATTAGCAATTTTATTGTATCCAAAGGGGCAATGACCACCTGAGCTGTAAGCACCTTCAGTTCTTCTTTGTAATCTTCCAGCGCTGGTTCTTTCCTTAATGGTATTAGGCTCTAGTTCTCCTACCATTACGATTAAGTTTTCTAGAAATTCTCCCTGTACGGAATTATCAGAAGCATACTCATTATCATCTGAAAAGATGATTTCAATTTTTAATTTTCTAAGTTGATTTTTAAGATTGACCCAGTCGTTTAAGTTCCTCGCAATTCGGTCATGCCTATAAGCCACCAGAGTTGAAAAACATCCTGATTTCGCATCTTCTAAAAGTTTGCCAAAGCCAACTCTATCAGGTGGGGAAGTGTTAAATCCTGAAACTTGGTCAACGTACACCGCATAAAGGAGTAAATTTTTATTGTTAATAACTCGTTTTCCTTCACTAATTTGTGCGGCTATAGAGTTATTCTCTACTGTTGAGGATGTTCTAGCATAAACTGCCACATAGTTTTTAGGGTCTTTTAATAATTTATTGTTGCTATTAATTGTTTTCGTCATTTTTGCTAATTTCACCTACAATATTGATATCTATCATAAAGGATATAAGGAAATTAATAAAATTATTCCAACTATCAGCACTTTCAGAATATTTTATAGTTACTTTTAATGATTCTTCATTGGTTTTCTTCATGTATTTTAATTCACCTTTCATTTTTAATATCATCGTATATAATTTGATATCATAGTCATATCAAAAAATACTTAATTTTTTATTTTTATATATAATTTATATAGGTTCTATATAAATCCTAAATAAAAGTTATATAAATAATATATAAAGTCTATATAGGATACAAATTTTTATTTTTTTGTGTCTAGCCGATGAATAATATGGCATTATTCATCGATGTTTTGTTTCTCCAATCTAAAAGTGTGTATAGTTTATTATACAAACGTTTAAAGGGAATTATTTCGTAATTGATTATTAATATAAATTATTTTATTTATATCTTAAAAACCATACGCTTATAGGGTAATAGGTTATTATATAAAAATCATATAAAAGCTATATATGATATTGATTATTAATTTTTTATAACCGAAATGCGCGTTTTGAGAAACTATAAAACTCAAAAAACCATTTAGAAATGCGCTAAATATTTGAAGGTGCTTTTAAGTAATACCTTTATAGAATTCACATGATGTGAAATACTCGCAGAATCTATTACAACGAGTGGTAGGGGTAAATGGATATTGAGTTTCTAGATTGATTTCTGAAATAATATTTTTGAGCTGTAATAAACTATAATCTATAACTTCTTTTGTAACTTCGAGCGAGACCTTTTGATTAATGCTTATATAGTAATAACTAATAATAGACGGAAAAACACCTAACTTATATTTTAATAGTAATAGATATATAGGAAGCTGTATATCTTCACGAAGGTCTATGAAAGGGATAAAAGAATTACCAGTTTTAAAATCTAGAATTTCTATTTTTTCATTTTCATTAACATAAACTTTATCGATTTTACCGCATAGTGTTAAATTCTTGCTTAAATAATGTTTTATCATCTCTTCACTAAAAATAATTCTACCTAAATCTTTTCTGTCAGCACAGTAATTTTCAAGCATTTCCTTGGCTTGTAAAAAATAACTAAGTTCATCTTCATCAGATTCATATCCCTCTGAAATCCAATGTTTTTCTAAAATAGGAATGGAGCTTTCATAGGTCTGTAGTTCTATATTAAGTTTATTAAGCTCTGCTAAGGTATTATGAAGTGAAGTTCCAAAACTTAAATAATGAGATTTTATTGGGGTAATATTAATTTTATCAATGTATTTATACTTAAATTTTTTCTTGCAATTTTTAAACATATTAATACTTGTATTGCTAATAAATAAAGTTTTATTTTGCATATTTCTCACCTCCAAAGTTTAATTTTTCATATCTATAATTATAAGTATTACCCATTATAATGAATTTATTCATCATAATGAATAATAATACTTGTCTACTAATTAAAAGTAAATTGTAGATAGATTTTCATGTATTTAGAATGTATTAATATTTATTGCATGTTTAATTATGATTTTCACAAAAAATGAAATAAGAGCTTACTATGCAAAAGTAAGCTCTATAAAATCCAGCATTAATATTTTCTTATATTTAGATTTAAATATTATTTTTCAATATCTACCACAAATTTAATTTCGTATATAAGCTTATTTAATAAAGTCTCTAATTTACTAGAATTAAAGTTTAGCTCAATAGCTGCTGTAGCATATTCGTGTATGAGTTTATTAGAATATACTGATAATTCTAAAGGTACATCGCTAGATATATTAAGGAGGTCTAAGACATCATCAACTTTATTAGCAAACAAAGATATTGTATCTATACCTAAGGTTGAACATAACTTATCCATTAAAACTACATTAAAAGTATCGGTCTTTCCATTTTCAATATTGTTAATTAGACCAACAGATACATCAAGTTCTTCTGCTAACAACTGTGTAGAGAAATTTTTTTCAAGACGCTTTTCTTTTACTAATTTACCTATTCTAATAATTAAATTATCCATTTGTAATCCCCTCATCCCCAATATCAAATATGTTACTTTATTTATTCTACATAAAATATAAAATACCTTTTATTGTAAAAATATATTAAATAAATATTTAAATTGAAATTTTACAAGAATATTTTCATGCATTATTATTATCATCTAAAGCAAAAAAAAATAAAAATTATAATAGTGAATTTTGAAGTATAAATTCAAGTAATACACTTTGAACTATTGCAGAATTTAAATCATGACCATTTATAATTATGTTCTCAAGCTTTACAAGACTATGGGAATCAACATATTTAGTGGCTTTAACTAGAATATCTTTATTTATAAAAACGCTAGTTTTATCTTCACTGCTCGCAATATCATTTAGACTTGGAATTTTAGATGTAAAATCATTTTTTATCTCTCTTTGGTTATTTAATGCTTTCACCTGTTGTTTTAATAATTCATTTTGATTCTTTAATGAGTCATTTTCATCATTAAGGTTTTTATTTTTAGCTTTTAAATTATCTATTTCTTTTGATTGCTTTTCAGTGGTTGAATATACGGTTTTTTCTCCTTGTGCTAAACCTACATACGTTTCCTTAATAAATTTTCTGTAGGCTATTACAGTATCAATTTCAACATCCTTTCCTTCAGGTAATAATTTTTTGATGAGTTTTAATGCTTTATTATCATTGCTAGCGTTCTTAATATTATCTAATATATTTTTTTCTACATCAATTTTTTTCAATTCATCCAGTTGAATATATTTATTAAGGTATTCCCTATATGCAGTTACAATGTCAAGACTAAAATCTTTTCCTTCAGGTAGTATTTTTACAAGGTTCCATGCCTCATTATCATTATTTGCATTTTTAATTTTATCGTTTAATTCATTTTTTTCACAAAACTTTTGGAATATTTTTAGTTCAATATTTTTAAGTATTGCTCTATAAGCTTTGACAGTTGCTAGACTAAAATTTTTTCCTTCTGGTAGTGCTTTTTTAATTAGTTCAAATGCTTCATTATCATTTATTGCTTTTTTAACTTTATCTACGAGTTTATTATCTTCACAAAACTTTTTACATTCTTTTATTTCAATTTGTTCTTTTGTATCAAGAAGAGTCGTTTTTTTTAGCTCTCTCCTGTAGTTTCTAACTACTTCAATCTTAACATCTTTTCCTGTAGGAAGTTCTTTTTTAATTAGTTCCTTTGCTTCAGTAACATTTGGAGCATTTTTAACTTTAACAACTAGGTCGTTTTCTTCACAAAATTTCCTTAATTCTTCAATTTTTAAAAATACTGTTTTTACATCAGACATATAAACCTCTTTCCTAAGTATTACTATATTATTATATAAGTTCAAATGCTAAAATTATTACAACATTTAAATATAATGTTGAAATTTATATTTTATTTATAGTCAATAACTTTAATAATAGTATTTGATATAAGATTTCTAAATTCACTTCTTAATAGCCAAAAAAATTCAAAAATGTGGTAAACTAAAATGTATAGATTATTAAAATAAATATACTGAAATAAAGGATATAGATTGATGAGGAGAGAGAATTATGGAGAAACTGACATTACAAAATTTAGAGGGAATATTGTGGTCGTGTGCAGATATTCTAAGAGGCGAATTATCAGCTGCTGAATATAAGGACTATATATTTGGATTATTATTTTTAAAGAGATTAAACGATGAGTTTGATGAAGAAAGAGAAATAAGGAATAAAGAGTTTATTGAGCAGGGTATGGTTGCGGAAGAAGTAGAGATGCTATTAAACGACAGCGCTATATATGAAACTTTTTATGTGCCTGAAACTGCAAGATGGGCTAAGTTGAAGAATTTGAATTTAAATGTGGGACCAGAACTTGATAAGGCTTTTAAAGCATTAGAAGATGAACCTAAAAATGCAGAGCTTATTGGAGTGCTTACGACAGCTAATTATAATGATAAAGAAAGGGTTCCTGACAAGAAGCTTTCGCAACTTCTATTGGTGCTTGATACGATTAACCTTGCGAACTCAAACCTTGAATCAGAGGATATATTAGGTGATGCATACCAATATTTAATAAAACAATTTGCAGATGAAGGTGGAAAAAAGGGTGGAGAATTTTATACTCCAACAGAAATTGTAAAAACAATGGTAAATGTATTAAAACCACAAGAAGGTGAGAGAATTTACGACCCTACAGCTGGGTCAGGTGGTATGTTAATTCAATCATTACAATATATAAAGAATCAAGGTGGGAATTATAAAAATATATCCTTATTTGGACAGGAAATTAACCTTTCGACTTGGGCTATTTGTAAGATGAATATGTTATTTCATGGAGCAAAGGGTGCTGACATTCAAAAAGGAGATACGATAAGAGAACCTAAACATACAGAGGGCGGAGTTTTGAAGACCTATGACAAAGTTTTAGCAAATCCTCCTTTTTCTTTAAGCAACTGGGGTTTAGAAGAGGCAAGTGCTGACCAGTTTCATAGGTTCCCATATGGGATACCAACTAAATCATACGGAGACCTTGCATTTGTTTGTCATATGGTAGCAAGTTTAAATGTAAGAGGTAAAATGGCTTCTGTAGTGGCTCATGGTGTCCTTTTTAGAAGCGGTGCAGAAGGTAAGATAAGAGAAGGGTTTATAAAGGATGATTTAATAGAAGCTATAATTGGAGTACCTCAAAATATGTTCTATGGTACTGGTATTCCTGCTGCAATACTTGTGATAAATAAGAATAAGACAGAACAAAAAAGAAATAAGATTTTATTTATAGATGGAAGTAATGACTTTGCAAAAGATGGAAGTAAGAATAAACTAAGAAATGAAGATATTGAGAAAATAGTAAATACATTTGATGAATATATAGATGTAGAAAAGTATGCAAATGTAGTTGAGATGGAAGCTATAAAGGAAAATGATTATAACCTTAATATCAGCAGATATGTAGATACCAGCGAAGAAGAGGAAGAAGTAGACATTGAAACAGTTATTGATGAAATAAATGAATTAGGCATTAAGGAAAATGAGATAGGACTAATGTTAAATGGGTATTTGAAGGAATTGGGATTTGAAGAAATAAAATAGGATTGAGGATGTAGGGGTTAGAGTGGTATATGAATAATACAGATATAAGTAAGATGTTTTATGAACCATTAATAAATGGATTTTTACTGGCATTTAAGATATTATGGGCTACTAATGAATTTAAATCTGCTGTAATTGGGGTTCCAGTATCAATAATAACATTCAGAATTGTTGGAAGAATTTTTATTTATGGTAGAACAAATGGAATTTGGTTTGGAAGTATAGGCGGGAAAATACTTTATTATTTAATTAACAGTTTTCTTATTTGGTTAGTGATTAAGATTATATAGAGATAGAGGTGACTTAATAGTGAGTAAAGTTAAAAAAGGATATAAGATGACGGAGTTAGGGGAGATACCTACTCAGTGGGAGATAAAGAGGCTATGTGATATATCTGAAATAAATCCTAAAAAAGAAATTATTGAAGATGATAAGGATGTATCTTTTATAGCTATGGAGGATGTATCAAATCAGGGATGGATTATTAAGAACAATGTACGGACATATGGTGAGGTAAAAAAGGGTTATACAGCGTTTAAAAATAATGACGTTTTACTTGCTAAAATTACTCCTTGCTTTGAAAATGGTAAAAAAGTAATAGCAACTAAATTAATTAATGAAGTGGGTTTTGGAAGCACAGAATTTCATGTGTTAAGAGCAAAAAAGAACGAAAGTGTACCATCATATATTTATTATATAATATCATCAAATAATTTTATTCAAAAGGCGAAGGCTAATATGACTGGTTCAGCAGGTCAAAAAAGGGTCCCAACAGAGTTTTTAAAAGAATATATGATTACTACACCACCACTGGAAGAACAACAAAAAATCTCTTTAATCCTATCCTTATTAGATGAAAAAATAGAAAATACTGATAAACTTATTGAAAAGACTAAGGAACTTAAAAAAGGACTTATGCAGAGGCTTCTTACAAAAGGAATTGGGCATGAGAGGTTTAAGGATGCGGAGATTGGAATGATGCCAGAAGAATGGAAAATAAAGAGGTTGATTGATATAGCTGACAAATCTGATAGGTATTCTTTTACGGGAGGACCTTTTGGTTCAAATTTAAAGTCATGTGATTATACAGAAGTAGGAGTAAGAGTAATACAATTACAGAATATAGGAGATGGATATTTTAATAATGAATCTACTATTTACACATCAGAAAAAAAGGCTGATGAACTAAGAAGTTGCAATATATATCCAGGAAATATTATAATTGCAAAAATGGCAGAACCAGTGGCAAGAGCTTGTAAGATTCCTTGCATTGAAGAGAGATATTTAATGTGTTCTGATGGTATCAGAATATCTGTAGATGAAAGTGAAAATAACGTGGATTATATAAAGTATTCAATTAATTCTAAGTATTTTAGAAT